GTAAACTCCGTCTTTAATGCTGTATCTAAGTATTATAAGACTGGCTCAACAGTTGACGAATCACTTAACCTTGCTTTGCAAGATGTGCGTAATAACCCAGATTTAAAGACATTTACAAAGCGATTCAAGGGATTATACGACCTGCAAGATAAAGTTGCTAAGGGTGAAGCAATTGAAATGCCTACAATCGCAGAGTTTTTCAAGTCACAGCAAGCACTTGGTGATATCATGCGTTCTGCTGGATTCCAAGACCTAGCAACCCAAGAGTTTCTTGGCGATGTTCTTGGTACAGGCAAATCGGTTGCAGAGACAACAGCACTTATTAACGATGTCTTTGCAGCAATTGATAACGCTCCAGAAGCGCTCAAGAAGGACTTGCAAACTATTGCTCCAGGAGCAGACAGAACAGCAATTGCTAAGGCTCTACTCCTAGGTAAAGAAGGCGCTGCTGCTCTTAGTAAGCAGATTGCAGCAACTACTGTATTTTCAGCAGCCAAGTCTCAAGGACTTGGTATTGACATGACTACTGCAGCAGATTATGCAGCAAGAGGATACGGTTATGATGCATCACTTACTGGATTTGGTAATGTTGCGCTAGGTAGAGCACCTTTAGAGAAGTTGACTGAAATCAGCACTGGTAAAGCAGTAACTCCAGAAGCAGCACAGACAACTCTGCAGCAATCAATCTTTGAAAAGAACGTTACTGCTCAAGAGCAGATTCGTTTAGAGGCTGAGAAGGAAGCAGCACGTTTTGCTACACGTTCTGGAACAGCAGGCTCTCGAAGCCTTGCTTCTCGCAACAGAGCAAACAGAGTAATATAATAGAATCCTGAACGGACCCATCGGCCCCGTCAGCGTATAAGACCGACAGCAAGAGCCAGACCAGTTCCCCGATTGGAGCCTGAGGCTTGCGAACTAACTACGAATAGAAGGGTGGCGTTGCTATGAGCAACAACTACTGGGAAGACGAAGACGACGAACTAGATACAATCGACGAAGCACCGATGGACGGAAGTGACTTACTTAAAAAGTTACGTAAAGCCAAGCGTGCAGACGAGAAGCGTATCAAAGAACTCACAGAGCAACTTGAAGGATTCTCCAAGGCGCAGCGTGAGGCAATCGTTAAGTCTACACTAGAAAAGAAGGGCGTAAATCTAAAGGCTGCAAGGCTAGTAATGAAGGATTTGGACGACATTAACGAGGACTCAGTTTCTAACTGGCTCAACGATAATGCGGACTTATTCGGTCTAAGCCCAGCACCAGAGGAAAGTTCAGTAATGAGCCAAGAGGACCGCGCAGCACTGCGCAACCAGGATGCTCTCACACAGAACGCAGTAAGCCCTGACCGAGCAAACGATATTGAGTACAGAATGTCCCAAGCAACATCCGAAGAGGACATCTTAGCGATTCTTCGTTCTCAACAATAATTATCCGTTCATAGTCACTTGGAGGTGACCGCATATGCCTAATGCATATACATCCACAGGTAGTACTTCCCTCGGAGGTACAGTTGGTGGTGCAGGTCTTGTACAGAAGGCGTACGACCGTCTTCTAGAGTTCGCACTCCGCGCCGAACCGCTTATTCGTTCAGTCGCAGACAAGACTCCAGCCCAGCAATCAATCCCAGGTTCAACAGTAGTTCTACAGAAGTACGTTGACCTATCAGCAGCAACTGGCACACTTACAGAAACAGTAGACCCAGATGCAGTTGCACTCTCAACACCAGACCAGGTTACAATTACTCTTAACGAGTACGGTAACTCTGTTCTTGTAACACGTGCGTTGGAACTCTTCTCTCTTGCAGACGTAGACCCAGCAATCTCAAACGTCATCGCATTCAACCTTGCAGATTCAATCGACAAGGTTGCAATGGAGACACTTCGTGGCGGAACTAACGTAATCTACGGTGGTTCAGCAACATCAACAGGAACAGTAGCCGCTGCTTCAACACTCGACTCAGCAGACATCCGCAAGGCTGTTGCTAAGTTGCGTTCAAACAAGGCTGCTTACCGCAAGGGTTCAATGTACTGGGTTGGTATCCACCCAGAAGTTTCACACGACCTTCGTGCAGAGACAGGCGCAGCAGGATGGCGCGACCCACATAACTACCAGTCAAATGAAAACATTTGGGCTGGTGAAATCGGTGCTTACGAAGGTGCATACTTCGTTGAGTCACCACGTTTGTACAACGCTAAGTCAGGTGCAGACCAGACAGCACTCTCAACATCTCCTGCAGTAAGCGGAGTTTCTGGCGAGTTCACAATCGTTGTTGCAAATGGTGCATTCGGTGGCCGCGCTGAGGTCGGAGATAAAATCTCTGGAACCAACGTAGGAACTGGTGCTAAGATTACAGCAATCTCAGTTGGTGCAACAAACACAACACTTACAGTGTCTGTCGCTAACTCAGGAACTGTTGGAACAGCAACACTCACAGTAACACCTGTTACTCGCGTATTCTCTACAATCGTCGCTGGAAAGCAAGCAATGGCTCAGGCTGTTGCAGAAGAGCCACACGTTGTAATTGGTAACGTAACAGATAAGTTAATGCGTTTCCGCCCAATGGGTTGGTACGGCGTACTTGGCTTTGCACGCTACCGTGAAGAAGCACTTTACCGCCTCGAAACAGGCTCATCAATCGCTGCTCTCTAGTAGTTAATTGACGCTGTGGCAGGGGGGAAACTCCCTGTCACGGAGTAAGTTCACTAAGGAGGACTAATGGCAACTTGGATGTTTAAAACACCAACAGTAGCAGAAGGACCATCAGGAACAGGCTCACGCCTGTTTGACTTCTATAAACTGGATGTTGGTATTACCATCGTCAAAGAAGACGGTGAGTACTATCAGGCTAGATACCTAACAGATTCAGAGTTATCTTCATATCAAGAAGTATATCGTGGTGGAAGAAACTATGAAGTAAATGATGCCACAAAAGCAGCACTCATTGCTGGTGGCGTAGATGTTACAGAAGCAAACTTCACAGAGGTTTAAGACAAATGGGACATGAGCACGTTAGCAAGGTTTTAGAATTTAAGTTTGATGATGATTACAACTGGAAGCCAGCATTGTATGGTTGTACAGGATGTGACGAGACTTCCTTAACATCATTTAAATCTAGTGATGTTTTTGTAGACCATACTGATTGCGGGCCTGACTGTTTTGGCTGTAAAGCCAAGTCACTGCAATTAAGCCCAGGGGATGCGGGAAGAGATGTATCTGATAAGAAGTGGACTGGCGAACTAGACGCTTATAAGAAAGCCAGAGCACAAGGAATACAACCAGCAGGAACAACACATCGCCATATACAGGAAGCGTATACAGCAAGCGAGACTCTAAACAAGCCTTACAATGCAGATACAATGCCTAAGGCAAAAGATATAAACAAAAAATCAGTAGAGGCACTCAAACATATAGGAGCGGTATAATGTCAGTAAAAGGCGAAAAGTATAAGTCAATGGCTTCCAAGAAGAAGCACGAAATGACTGAGGGTAAGAAAGAGCGTATGATGGAATACGGTCCTAAGCGCGTCATGAAGAAGACTGCTAAGCGTGTTGCTAAGAAGTCGACAATGGTACGCAAGAAGGGTATGTAATTATGCCAGGCATGAAGAAGAAGGCTACGCCTTCACCAAAGCCTACTGCTACGAAGAAGGCTACCCCCTCTCCCAAGTCTACGTTAGGACCTCTACCTAAGAATCCAACGCTAAATGATTATTTGGCTCGCGGTCTAAAGGTTCCAAAAGCACCTGGTCAGAAAAAGTTACCACCTGATTACGATGTAATCATCAAAGGTTTCAACGATAAAAAAACAATTAACAAATACAATAAGAAGTAAAGGATAAATAAAATGGCAAAGACATCATACTCCCCAAAGCCTATGACTGCTAAGCAGAAAGAGACAACTCGTCGCGCTGCAGAAAAGAAGCAGGCTCTAAAGAATCTCAAGAAAGACCCTATCGTTAAAGGTGCAAAGGCCGCTCTTGGTGCTGCAGCAAACCCAGTTGGAACCGCTGCTAAGGTAGCAGGCAAGGTTGCTGGAGCATACGCTACAGGCGCAAAGGCAATGGCTAAGACCATTAAGGATAAAGTATCTCCACCAAAGAAGCAGGTAGGCAACATGAAGAGTGCATTCACTCCTGCTCAACTAGCAGCATTAAAGAAGATGCTGTCCCAAGGTGGACGTTTAGACAAGTAAATGACATACACCAAGCCCGAGTTAAGAGAGCGAATTAAAAGCCGTGTCATGGCTGGTTCTCAAGGTGGTAAGCCTGGTCAGTGGTCTGCTCGCAAAGCACAACTGGTAGCCCAAGCCTACAAGAAGGCTGGTGGTGGATATTCAGGTAGCAAGACCTCTAAACAGAAATCCTTATCAAAGTGGACTAAAGAAGAGTGGGGAACCAAGTCTGGCAAGCCAAGCACTCAAGGTGCTAAAGCAACAGGCGAAAGGTATCTTCCTAAGAAAGCGCGTGAAGCGTTAACTAAAAAAGAATATGCTAGCACAACTGCAGCAAAGCGAAAAGGTACTGCACAGGGCAAGCAATTCGTAAAGCAACCTAAAGCAATAGCAAAGAAGACAAAGGGTTATAGATGAAGGACTCAAGATTAACCAGGGCTGGTGTATCAGGTTATAATAAGCCCAAGCGTACACCTAATCATCCAAAGAAGTCACACGTTGTTGTGGCT